TATTCCTGTAATTTATGGAGAAAGATTAGTTGGTGGTACTAGAGTATTTTTAGATTCTGGCGGTGGAAGTACAAATCAATATCTTTACATGGCTATCGTTATGGCAGAGGGAGAGATAAATTCTATTGAAGAAATAAGAATTGATGACAAAGTTGTAACATGGGCATCTAGTTTAACTGATGGAACTGAAGTAGAAGTAAATAGTTCAGATAGTAATTTTTATAAAGCTGACCCAAATGTAGAGGGTTCAAGTGCAGAAAGTTTAATTAGAGTAGAACCACATTTTGGAACTGATGGACAATCAGCTTCAGGAATATTATCTGCATTATCTAATTGGGGAAGCAATCATAAATTATCTGGTTTATGTTATTTAGCTTTAAGATTTAAATGGAATCAAGACGCATTTACAGGAATACCAAAAGTACAAGCTAAGATAAAAGGTAGAAAAGTTGTAGCTTATAATTCAAGTTTAGTTGCTCAAACTGCGGCTTACTCAACTAATCCAGCATGGTGTTTATTAGATTATTTAACTAACGCAAGGTATGGAAAAGGTTTAGCAATATCAGATATTGATTTACAAAGTTTTTATGATGCTTCAGTAATTTGTACAACTCAAGTTGAACCATACTCAGGTGCAAGTAATATAAATATTTTTGATACTAATGCAGTATTAGATACATCAAGAAAAATAATTGAAAACGTAAGAGAATTAGTAAAAGGTTGTAGAGGATATTTGCCTTACACTTCAGGTAAATATAAATTAATTATTGAAACAACAGGCACAGCTTCTATTACATTAAATGAAGATGATATTATTGGTGGATATGATTTATCTTCTCAAAATAAAAATGATAGATACAACAGAGTAATAGTATCGTTTATAAATCCTGATCGTAACTTTCAAGTTGATGAAGTTCAGTTCCCACCTGTAGATGATAGTGGTTTGGCAAGTGCAGATCAACACGCAACAATGAAAACTGCTGATGGTGGAATATTATTAGAGGGAAGATTTGATTTTAAAACTATTACATCTCCATATCAAGCGGAAGAACTTGCAGAAGTTATTTTAAGAAGATCAAGAGAATCTTTAGCTTTAACTGTAAATGTTTCATTTGATGCTTATGATTTAGCTGTTGGAGATATAGTAGCAATCACGCATAGCTCACTTGGATTCTCAGCTAAAAATTTTAGAGTAATTGAAATGTCTTTTAATGAAGATTACACAATAGGATTAGGATTAGTAGAACATCAAGATAGTCATTATACATGGGCAACAAAAACACAAGTCGCTAGTACACCATCTACTAATTTACCAAATCCATTTTCTATTACAGCACCAGCAAGTGTTACTTTATCTGATACTTTAATTGAATATAATGATGGAACTGTAATTGTTGCTTTAGATGTAACGATAGGTGCTTCAGTTGATAACTTTGTTGATTACTATCAAGTAGAATATAAATTAAGCACAGATACAGATTTTATTATTTACGCACAAGGTAAAGGATTAAATCATAGAGTTTTAAATGTAATTGACCAACAAACTTATGATGTCAGAGTAAAAGCGGTAAATACACTAGGAGTTTCTTCTAGTTATGTTTCTGCACAAAGAACAATCGTAGGTGCTATTGAACCACCTAGTGATGTTACTGATTTTTCTTGTAATATTTTAGGACAAGAAGCACATTTAGGTTGGGAACAGATACCTGATCTTGATCTTGCATACTATAATCTTAGATTCTCTGAAGCTACAGATGGAACTGCTGATTGGCAAAACTCAGTTGCGTTAGTTGAAAAAGTATCAAGACCAGCAACATCAATTTCAGTACCAGCAAGAGCTGGAACTTACCTGATAAAAGCAGTAGATAAATTAGGAAACTTTAGTTCAAATGCTACAGCAGTAATTTCTAATGTTACAAGTGTTACAAATTTTAATAATATAACAACACAATCAGAACACCCAGCATTTGCTGGAACAACTACAAATACAGTAATAAGTGATAATGCTATTGAGTTAGATTCTTCAGAACTTTTTGATGCGGCTAGTGGATTATTTGATTCTGAAACAACAAGATTTTTTGATTCTGGTGTTGCTAATGCTGACTTCTTATCATCAGGTAATTACGAATTTGCAGATGTTATTGATATAGGTGCTAAACACACTGCTAGAATTACAGCTTCATTAACTCAAACATCAGATAACCCAGATGACTTATTTGATAACAGATCAGGATTATTTGATTCTGCTTCTTCTAACTTCGATGGCGATGTAGCCGCTAACTGTAATGCTCATATAGAAATAGCAACTTCTGATGATAATGTTACATATACAGCTTTTAGAACATTTGTAATTGGAGAATACACTTTTCGTTATGCTAAATTCAGAGTAGTTTTGATTTCTAGGGATAATGCTTCAACACCTGTAGTATCAGCAGTAACAGTTACAATAGATATGCAAGATAGAATATTTAGTGATAATGACATTGTTTCTGGTGCTGGAACTAAAACTGTAACATTTACAAATCCATTTAAAACTGTTAATTATGCTGTTGGTATCACAGGAGAAAATATGGCAACAGGAGATTTTTTTGTGGTAGAAAACAAAACTATAAATGGTTTTGATGTTACTTTTAAAAATAGTTCAAATACAGCAGTGTCAAGAACATTTGATTTTATTGCAAAAGGATTTTAAAAGGAGTATAAGAAATTATGGCACAACATGACATGAATATCGCTAACCAATCTTTCCCTAGTTTCAGGACAGATTTAAATAATGCACTTACAGCAATTAATACAATGCAATCTGGTACATCACGACCTAGTGGTGCGGCGGCTGGAACTATGTGGCTTGATACTACGTCAGCTTCAAGCCCAACCATTAAGTTTTTCGATGGCTCAGATGATATAAGTTTTGCAACAATAGATTACACTGCAAACACAGTAAACTTTATAGATAGCACAGTTTCATTTGATATTGTGTCAGATACTACACCACAACTAGGTGGTCAATTAGATGTTAATGGAAACGCACTAGGAGATGGTACTTTAGAACTATTAAAATTTTCAGAAACAGCTAGTGCAGTTAATGAATTTACAATTGCAAATGCTGCAACAGGAAACAATCCTGTTTTATCTGCAACAGGCGGAGATACTAATGTTGGTTTAGAATTTACTGCAAAAGGAACAGGAACTATTAAATTTAATGATCTAGCATATATCCCTCAACAATCTTTAACATCATCATCAAATGCTGTTGCTTGGGACGCACAAGCTAAACCAAACGCATACCATCTAACCACAGAAAACACTACATTTTCTGCACCAACTAATAATACAGAAGGTGCTTTCATTTGTTTAGAAATAAATTACAATGGTGCTCACACAATCGCATTTAATACTGTATTTGAATTTGCTGGAAGTACAGCACCAACATTTACTTCAACAGATGGCAAAACTGATATTTTAGTTTTCAGATACAATGGTTCAGTTTGGCAAGAAGTAGGTAGAACATTAAATTTAAGTGAGAGTTAAGATGTACGCAATAGTAGAAAATAATCAGATCACACAATATATCAATTATCCTAAATCAGTAGTAATTGGAGATGTAAGGTATCCAGCAAAAATATTTGAACTATGGTCTACTGCTGAAAAAGAAGCTATTGGTATTTATGAAATAGTAGTAGATAAAACAAACTACAAAGACCCAGAATACTACATAAACACAGATTCATCTTATTCATTTGCAAATGGTCAAGTTACAGAATCTTGGGGAACTGCAACTGCTAAACAACTAGATGATAGAAATGCAACAGATGAAGATGGTAATGAGTTAGACCCTGTAGTAGTTATAGAAGGTTTAAAAACTATTCATAAAAGAATTATAAAAGAACAAGCATCTAATCTTCTTGCTAAACATGATTGGCAAGTAGTCAAAGCAACAGAAGTTTCAGATTATTCTGTACCTAGTGCAGTTACAACATACAGAGCAAATGTAAGAACTAAATCAAATGAAATGGAAACTTCAATAGACAACTGCACAACAGTAGATCAACTAAAAGCTTTATACGAATACACAGAAGATGACGATGGTAATGTAACAAGACCATTAGCTGAATTTCCAGAGGAGATTTAATGACAGCACCATTAATACTTGGTACTAATTCAGTTGCAGATGATAGATATGAAATCGCTAATTCATGCAGATTTGATCGTTCAGATCATTGTTTAATAAAAACATTTTCTAGTGCTGGTAATAGAAAAAAATTTACATTTTCTTTATGGATTAAATTATCTGGTAGAGGTTCAGGGAATAACAATGGTTTGTTAGTTGCTGGTACATCAGGTCAAGATGAGGGAACTATAAAACTTTCAAATGATTCAGTTAATTGGTCAGAATATGATACAGGCAGTGCTAGTACAATTGGAAATTTAACAACAAACCAATTATTCAGAGATTATTCTGCTTGGTCTCATTTAGTTTTTGTATGGGATACAGGAAATGCTACTGCTGGAGATAGAATGAAAATTTATCACAATGGTTCTAGGATAACTTCATTTAGTTCTAGTCAAAACCCAACTCAAAATTATGATGCCCAAATTAATAATAACGTAACCCATAATATTGCAAGACAAAGTTGGAATAATAGTGGCGATTTCAATGGATATATGGCAGAAATATTTTTTCTTGATGGTCAAGCATTAACACCAGATTCATTTGGAGAATATGATTCTGCATCAAATATTTGGATTCCAAAAGATTGTAAAGATAATTTAACTTTTGGCTCTAATGGATATTACTTAGATTTTGCAGATTCTAGTTCTTTAGGAAATGATGTATCAGGAAACAATAATGATTGGACAATAAATAATTTAACATCTACTGACCAAACAACTGATACACCAACAAATAATTTTGCAAATTTTTTTAGCGATTATGCAGAAAATGATTCTGAAAGTGCAGTTGAAGAAGGAAATACAAAAGTATCTTTTTCTGTAGTTGGTTCATCAGGAAATGCACATTCTAATATTGCTATAAACAATAATGGTAAATGGTATGCAGAATTTAAAATGTCAGGAACTGCGGCTTATGGAGAGCCTGTGGTTGGAATTAATGATTTAATAGGTTGGTCAGGTGGTATAGGATATAATTCAGATAGGCCAGATGATTCTATAGGTTATCAAACTAGTGGTGCAATAAAACAAGGTGGTTCATCATTATTAACAGCCTCAACTTGGGGAAATAACGATATTATTCAAGTTGCTTTCGATGGAACTACAGGAAGAATTTATTTTGGAAAAAATGGAACATGGCAAAATTCTGGCGACCCTAGTGCTGGAACAGGATATGTAGGAACTGCACCAATGACATCTGACTACATAGGATTTGCAGTAGGTGGAAATGGTGGAACAGGAAGCACAGGCACTCAAGTTATGTTAGCTAATTTTGGAAATCCACCTTATTCAATTTCATCAGGAAATAGTGATGCTAATGGATATGGAAATTTTGAATATACTGTACCAACAGGATATTATGCACTATGCACTAAAAACTTAGCGGAGTATGGATAATGGCTTACACTACAATAAACGACCCAACAAAATATTTTAATACTGTTATTTACACAGGAAATGGTACTGACGATCATGCTATTACAGGAGTAGGATTTCAACCTGATTTTATTTGGCAAAAAAATCGAACTGATGCTGTTAATCATGGTTTATTTGATACTGTAAGAGGTATTGGTGGTGGGTCAAACACAAAAAGACTTGCATCTAATGATAATAGTAGTGAAGATGAAGCAAGTAACACTGTCAAATCAGTAGATAGCGATGGATTTACACTTGGTACGAATCCAAATCTTAATGGAAGTTCTGATTCAAATGTAGCATGGAATTGGTTAGCGGGTGGCACAGCATCATCAAACACAGATGGAAGTATAACCGCAAGTGTTTCAGCATCAACTACTTCTGGATTCTCTATTGTGTCTTTTACGGGAAATGGAACTTCTGGAGCTACAGTTGGTCATGGGTTAGGTGCAGTGCCTAAATTTATTATTGTAAAAAGGAGAGACACAACAGGAAGATGGCAAACCTATCATGTTGGAAGAAGTACAAGCACACCAGAAAATCAATATGGTTTTTTAGATGGAGACGAGGCATCAGCATCAGCCACTAATAGATGGAATGATACAGCACCAACATCTTCAGTTTTTAGTTTAGGAAATTCTACAGAAGTAAATGCAAGTGGTGGTACTTATGTTGCTTATGTGTTTGCAAATGTTCAGGGATTTGCTCGATTTGGCCGTTATTCAGGAAATAATTCAAGTGATGGAAGTTTAACCTATCTAGGATTCAAACCCGCACTATTGATTATAAAAAGACATGCTAGTACAGGCGATTGGGTTATAAAAGATAATAAACGAAGTGGTACATCAGCCTTACAAAACTTTGGTCAAATGAACCCTAATCAAACTCAACACCCTACAGCAAATAATACTAATGCAGAAAATAAAGCATCTGCTTTTGCAGTAGATATTTTAAGCAATGGTTTTAAATTAAGAGGTACTGATGCAGATATTAATGCAAGTGCAACATATCTATATTGGGCAGTTGCAGAAGCACCTTTTGTTACATCTACAGGAATCCCAACAACAGCGAGGTAGTAATGCAATTATCAAAGCATTTTAAATTAGAAGAATTTGAAAAATCACAAACTGCTACAAGAAAAGGTATTAAAAATAAAGCTGGAAGTGGAGAGATAAAAAATCTTACAGATTTATGCTATGAAATACTTGAGCCTGTAAGAGCAAAGTTTGATAAACCTATCACAATTACATCTGGTTATAGATCGCCAGAGTTATGTGAAGCAATAGGTTCAAAACCTACATCACAACACACTACAGGAAACGCAACTGATTTTGAGATTGCTGGAGTATCTAATCTTCAAGTAGCTTTATGGATTCAACATAACTGCGACTTTGACCAACTAATTTTAGAATATTGGACAGGAGAAGCTAACAGTGGTTGGATTCATGTATCATTTACAAATGGAAAAAATAGAAAACAAGTATTAACATTTGATGGAAAGTCTTATACAAATGGATTGCCTGATGCTAAATGGTCAGGTGGTAAAATGACTAACTAATAGGAGAAAGCTATGCCAATGGGAAAAGGAACATATGGGTCTAAAAGAGGAAGACCACCAAAAAAATCTAAAATGATGAAAAAGAAAAAGAAGAAAAAGTAATGAGAAAAGTAGCACGAGATAAAAAAACTAAAATCCCTAAGAAATACCTATCTGGTTTAAAGGGTAAGAAAAGAGGTTCAAGAGCTAAGTTATTAAAAACTATGGCTAGTCTATATAAATCTGGTGCTACTATTCCTCTATCAATGTTCAAAGCGAGAGTTAAATAATGGCAAGAGCAAGACCACTTTCTGCAAGAGTAATATCTACACTTAGAGCAAAAGCAAAAAACAGAAAAAATATTACATTAGGACAATTAAAGAAAGTTTATAGACGAGGACAAGGGGCATGGTTATCTTCAGGTTCAAGACCTAAAATACCTATGGCTGGTTGGGCTATGGCTAGAGTTAATTCTTTTTTAAGAGGAAGCAGAAAGCATGATACTGACTTGAGAAGAAAGACAAGGAAAAAGAAATGAGTAATAAATCAGCTTTAGAAAAAATAGAATCTCATGAGAAGCTATGTAGAATAATGCAAAAAGCAACTCATGATAAAATTCATGATCTACAATCTCAAATAAACAGAATAGAAAAGATAATGCTCATCTCTGTTGGTGCATTAATCAGTTCAATGGCATATGTCATTATGCTACTAATCGAAAAAGTCTAAATCTTTACTTTTAATTAAAATACTTGTACAAGCAATAATTGTATGAGTCATAAGAAAATTTTAGTTATTTCTGATATGCACATTCCATATCATCACAAAGACTCAATTAAATTTTTAAAAGAAATCAAAAAAGAATTTAAACCAGATACAATAATAAATATTGGAGATAGCTTAGACTTTCATGCGATCTCTATGCACGATAGTAACCCTGATCTTTTCTCTGCTGGACAAGAATTAAAAGAAGCCAAAAAATATATAAAAGAATTAGAAGATATATTTCCAAAAGTTACAGAAGTAGATAGTAACCATTCTAGCTTAGTTTATAGACGAGCCTTAAAATATGGTATGAGCAAAGAGTTCTTAAAAGACTATGGAGAGTTCTTAGGTACAAAAAAATGGAAGTGGATAGATGATTTAACACTTACAATGTCTAATGGCCAAAGATGTTTTTTTACTCATGGAAGATCAGCAGATGTACTAAAAACAAGTCAGGCTATGGGTATGAGTTGTGTACAAGGCCATTATCATACAAAATTTGTAGTGTCATGGTGGGCAAATCCTGATAATCTATTTTTTGGTATGAATGTAGGTTGCATGATAAATCAGAAGTCGATGGCTTTCGCTTACGCAAAAAATTTTAAGACCAGATTTATATTAGGTTGTGGAATTATACTAAATGGCTACCCTAGACTACTTCCTATGGTTTTAGACAAAAAGGGAGATTGGATAGGTAAAATTGTTTAGATTAAAGCCACAGAGAGCCACAGAGAAGGCCACTGATCGTCAAGTTGGGGGTAAGCACTACACTAACTTTAAGATACAGCCTATAGAGTTTATAAGGAAGAATAAGCTTAGTTTTATTCAGGGTTGTATAATCAAATATGCCTGTCGTTATAACAAAAAAAATGGTAAAGAAGATTTAGATAAAATTATACATTATTGCGAATTAGAAAAAGAATTTTTAGGAGATTAAATGATTTGGAACATTGTAGGTCAAGTAGTTAGTTCAGGTTTTAAAGTTATGAAGACTAAAAGCGAAACAAAGCAAATACAAGCTTTGGCTGAACAAAGACACTATGAAAAAATGCTTGATGGTAAAATTCAATATGAAGTAGCAAAACAAACAGCTATGGATAATTCATGGCGTGATGAGTGGTTTACCATTATCTTGTCATTACCATTACTAATAGTTTTTGGTTCTATCTTTCTTGGTAAACCAGAATGGATAGAAAAATTAAAAGAAGGATTTGATACTTTAAACCAACTACCTGAATGGTATATTTATGCGTTACTTGCCGCAATAGCATCGAGTTTCGGATTAAAGGTTACTGATTTAGCAATCAAAAAGTTTAAAAAGTAATTTCATTTAACATCGTAAATCTATAATATGTCCAAATGGACAAATTAAAAGTTGATGCAGTAATAACTAATTTAGAATTACAATTAGAAACCAATAACAATCCTTATGGTAGTTTTGTAAATTTTAGATTCATAGATACTTTTCCATATTTCACAAAAGTAAATGAGATGGTTGAAGAAGTTAGAAAAAGAAACGATGTAGAACTTATCAACTATGAATATTCCTATACAGGTATACACGAAGATACAGATATAAAACTTTTCGATATAACTTTAAACTAGGGTGGAAAGAGGAATAATATAAAAAAAATCCACCCTAGTATTTTGGGTCAATTCAAAGTGATAGCCATGTATAAGAACTATCGATGTTCTTCCCAAAATTCTTTAACAGGTCGCCAACTCTCGCTGACGACCCTATCCATGCAAAGAGCAATTGAGTGAGCATAGAATTTATCCTTCTTGCTTAGATACTAAAGCAAGGTCTCGTTTAATTTCTGTTTGTCTAACAGATAAGTAACGATCTAAATTTTGATAATGAAACTTCGCTTTGATTAATTGTTCTTCAGCTTCTGCATAATGTTGAACAACGTCTTTGTATTCCTGATCGGTTCTAGCTTCATGCTCTGCTTCAGACATTGTTTTAACAATCTTCTTATGTTTAAGAACACACTTAGAGAAAGTAGCTTTACGACCTTCATCTAACACAATAACTTTCTTGTGCCACTCAGACCACGCATTAGATGCTTCTTCTAATTTCTTGTAAGCTTCTTTGCTATTTAAATTTAAGTTATCCATTAAAATATAATTACACCTAAAATAAATCCTACAGCAAAACAAATCCACTCTCTACGATAGTGAAGTTCTAAAACTTTTAAATCATCTTTTGTTTTTCCAAATATCATCATGGGTATAGTAACATCTCCTTTGCATCTTTTTCTAATTCATTTATTTTTTTTTCATAACGATTAATCATATTCATCATTAATGCGTCTGATTCTTTTTTAGCATCTTCAACAGCCTGAACTTTAGAAAGTTTTAATTCTTCTATTTGCTTTCTTAGTTCTCCATTAAGCTTTTGATGATCTTCGTTTATCTTTCTGAAGTTTTTATTTTCTAAATACAAAGCTTGGATTTCCTCTAACTTTAATGCAAAATCTTTTTTTAAATTATTTACTTCTGTAACTAATGCTTTGATCTGAAGGTCTTTAGTTGTTTCCATAATTTATCCTTTTGTTGTGCTGGGGAAAGAGAGAGAGTAACCCCAGCACTATGTTACCTAAAAGTATAATGTTATGAAAATATATATACTTAAAATGCTTACGCATTAATCTCTCAATACCATATGTAAAATAAATTTCATAACTTTCTTTTTTTTAACTGATTTGTTTTTGATTTGGAATAGATTAAATATTAGAATTTCTGGTGTATAGATAGTTAAAAAAGCTAGGTTTTATGCGGTAAATTAATTGTTGTAAATACAACTGCATAATGTACATTGTTTGTATATGTTAACTAAAAAAAATATAAACCTAAAAGGAGAAAATATGAAAACATATGAAGAAATAAAAGAAATAGAAAATAAAATTACTAATCTAAATTCTTTTATAGATAACAATAACGATCTGAACTTAAAAGGCGAGATGCTTGATAAAGTTACAAAAGCTATTGAGTCAGAAATTTTTAATCAAGATAAATTAAGACAACTGAAATTTAAGTTAGAGAAAGAAAAAAATCTAACTAAAAAAATCAAAGCTATAAGAGCTTTGGGTGTTGAGGTTGTTTCAAGAGAAAGAGATTATAAAGAATTTACTTATAATTATATTAACGGATTTTATCCTGAAAAAATTGAAGTAATGCTAAGAGATAAAGTTGTTCCTTTAACTTTTATGCACAATAGTTTTTTTATTTCTTATAAAAATCATGGTGGTCAAACAGCATTCAATTTAATTAAGGATAAAGTTACAGAAGAACATTTATTTTACACAAAGGAGAGAGCATAATGAAACACGCAGAAACAATAATAGCAAACAAAATAGTTCAAGAAGCAAAAACTTTGCATTCTGATTCTATTGATTATCAATCATATATTTCAATTGCTGATCTTTTAAACGCACATCAGTTTAGAGCAGTTCAAATTGTTCTTGATGGTTTAGATAGTATGCCGAGAGATATGATACTTCAAATTATTTCAGAAGATGAGAATGTTTGGAATATGATGTTTGAGCCATTAGTAGATGGACAATATCTTGCTATGAGAAAAAATAAAACTTTAACTAACTAAAATAGAGAGAGAGGTAATAATAATGAAGAAAAGATATAGAGTACATTACACAGCCGATATTTGGGAGAGTGTAATAGTTGAGGCTAACTCAGAAGAAGAAGCCAAAAGACTTTTCGAAGTTCATGATGACGAATACTTTGATGCAAGGGAAGATGAGCCAGAGCAACATGGCATGGAGAACATCAAAGTTGATGAAGTGAATGAGGTCAAATAATGGCTAATTATCAAATAAACCAAAAGTTGTCAGATGCAAAATCTGGCAACTACCTAATTCAAGTTACTAAGATCGGAGACAAAAGAAGATCAAAATTTTGTTCTTACGAATATTATTGCGATGTAGATTTTGTAATCTCTGATCTTACTAATCCTAATAAAAAATTTGGTGTTGTATGTTCAGGATTTGGTTCTAAACCTATAGAACTAAATACTAGCATGAAGCACTACAATTCTACTTATTGGGATTGGCATAACTTTGAAGAAGAACTCTTAACTAGATTGTTAAGAGATCAAATAAACATAAACCAAAATGGATATTATCCAAAGGAGAGAAAATAATGTCAAATAGTAAAATATATATAACATCAGACTATAACTCTTTTAATACATTAAAGGGAAATAGAGCAGTAAACGAGCTTCATGTTAGAAGACTTGTTGAAGCAATTAAGGAAAAAGATTTACAGATTCCTATAATCGTAGATCACAACATGAACGTCTTAGACGGCCAACATCGTTTGGAGTCTTATAAGATTGTTGGTAGACCTGTACATTACATCGTGAAAGATAAGTTCGATCTTCAAGATGTTAGAAATGTAAATTCTGTTAATAGAAAATGGAATCTTACAGAGTATTTAATGTCTTACTGCAAACTTGGTAAGAAGGATTATCAACTTCTGGAGTGGTTTCATAGAACCTATGAATTTGGGATAGTTGAATGTGTTGCTATGCTAAATGGTAAAGGCTATGTAAATGCACAATTGAATAAAGATTTTAAAAAAGGTTTATTCAAAATTGATGATTTAGAACAAGGTAAAGCTTGGGCTAAAAGTATCAATGCTTGTGGCGAATACTTTGAATACTATAAAAAAAGATCATTCGTTCATGCTATGTTGCATTGTTTAAAAGATAAAACTTTTAAATTTTCAATCTTTTTACAGAGACTTAAAAACAATTCTTCTAAGCTTAAAAATCAAGCTTCGAGAAATGATTTTATAGTCAATATCGAAAGATTATATAATCATGGCACTAACTCTAAATTCAAAATCAGACTCGATCTGTACAACGATAAGAGGTAGATATGTCTAAATTAATATTTGCAATTAAGGGTAGAAATAAATCATTTAATCTGCTAGAAAGTATACATAAAGAATTTGGGGTGGTCTTCCACCCTAAATCAACTGTAGCTTCAGTTGAAAACTTTATTAAGGAGAAAGCTAATGATAAAGCAACTTCCGAAGCTTCAGGCAAAGTACAACAAGACCATAACGAGAGAACAGGACTTGTTGAAAAAGCTGAAGAAGCTACGGACAAACAAGAAAGCACTAGCTTGGGAGATACATCAAGTGAAGTACCACCCAATAGTAGCTTAACAAAGAGAGATAAATAGTTATGAAAAAAACGTACTTAACGATAGCACTCGTCTGCACTTTTTTACAAGGCTGTGCTTATTCTCCGATCATCGACACAGGTGGAAGATCAGGAACATTCAACGAAGACAAAGCCAATAAAATTACTGATGATATTATTCTTTGCGAACAACTAGCGGAGAAGCATACTAATCAGATGGTAGAGTCTTATAAAGTAGTTCACAATTGGTATTTAAGACCTAGTACATTATGGTTAATGCCTAAAGCTGAATATACTAGACATAAATTAATTAGAAACTGTTTAACAAAGAGAGGTCATAGTGTGCTTAACTAAACAACAAACAATCAAATGGTTTAGAATAATTAATTGGCAATCTAAAATGTTAGATAAAATAAGTAAATCTAATAGTCATAATTGGAAAAAACATAAAAAATATCAATATTTGTATTTACAAGAAAAATTAAGAGTTAGAGAAGAAAAACTTATCTATACAGATAATTATGATGGAATTAATGAATATTACTACTTTAAAGAATCTAAAAGATTAGATTGTTTAAATTCTTGGTTAGATAAAATTAACAGAAAATATAATTATGCTTAAATCAACTCAAAATAAAAAACTAGCTTACAAATGTGCAAGATGTTTTACAGAAGATGCACTTAAGTTGGCTTGGTTTTGTGGTAAAAATTCTATATGGGCTGATAGCCTTTTATGTAGGATATGCTTTAACAAAGCATTCAATCAACTAACAGAAGAAACCAAAAAGGAGTATTGGTGGTATGATAATAAAAAATGAGGGAAAGATTGGGGAGATCAATTCACAGATCGAACCATATCTAAATATGTTCGGTGTATCTGATGAACAAAACGAATTAGTTTTGAAAAAGATATACGGACTACAATTAAAGAAAATGAGGCTGATGAGAGGGTACACACAGACAAGAGTTGCAAAAGCAATCTCTGTTACCTTCCAACAGATTCAGAAGTATGAAAAGGGCAAGAACGCAGTAAGCAAGATCAGCGAATTGAAACTATCTGAGTTTTTAAATTGCGATATTGATTATTTCATCGAGCCTTTAAAAAACAACGACTTAAAATTTTTAAGAAAGAGAGTGAACAATTATGATTATCAAGTCGAAAGATAAGCATGGCAATCAGATAGAGTTTGCACCAAAAGCAAGGGGTGCAAGATATACTGTTAATGGCCTGAAGAAAAAAGGAGTAACTACAATCATAAGCGAAAGATTTGGAAAAGGTGCTTTGATGTGGTGGTCTGAAAATTGTGTTTATGAAGCTTTAAATCAAATTCTTAAACACAACAAAAAACCTGTAGATGAGATTCAACAAACTATGGACGATCTTAAATACAGAGTAAAATCAATCAAAGAAGAAGCTATGAATATTGGTACTAATATGCACAGTTTATGTGAAGATTACATATTAGGAAAAGAAGTAATTACACCAACTACAGAGCCTCTTAAAACAATGTTTGGTAAGTTCAAAGCATTTTGGGATAGTAAAAAGATTCAGGTTATTGAAACTGAAAAAACTTACTACTCAAAAGAATTAGATGTCTGCGGAACATTGGATTGCTTGGTTAAGTATAAAGGTAAAATTGGTATCTTAGATTTTAAAACATCTAAGGACTATTACCCTGATATGCCTATACAAATATCAACTTATAAAAAATTAGTTGAGGATTCTACTGATTTAAAAGTTGAGTTTTTAGCAGTGATTAATATTCCAAAAGAACCTGTTAAAGATGTTAGTATGAGGGTATTTGAAATCAAACCTAAATACTTAAAAGGCTTCAAAGCTTGTAAATATTTAAACAGCTTAGAAGAAGACTTTAAGAAAAGAAGCTTAGAATACAATCAACAAAGGAGTAAAAATGCAAACTAAGTATGATCTACCATTTTGTGGTTTATCAATGAAGCTGTACAGTACAGGTAAAAAGACACCTAGTTACGAGTACAGTGGAGAAGCGAGTAAAGTTAAATTTATGTGCAGTTTAACAAAACGTAAATATAGCTTATCTCAAGTAACGGAGTGGTTTCAAACACCAGAAGTTCAGAAATATGTACAAGCTGGTTATGTATTGAAGTATATGACTAAGATACAGGAAACTAATAATCCATCGCCTTATGCTAAATCTAATTTAGAACAGGTATTTTGTTTGGTCATGGTAAAGAAGCAAAACAGACCAGCACAAAATGTTGATGGATTAAAACCTGTGGCTCAAACTATTCCACAAGTTCAACAACAACCAACAGCTAGTGATGAATCATTTGACGATGATTTAGCACCATTTTAATAATAAACAATTGGTATGGGGTCTAACGACCCTGTACCAGAGAGAGGAGTTATGAAAGAACTAGAATTTAATTTTGAATATAAAGCACACAATAATACAGATACAAGTAAGAAAGCTTGGACTAATAAAAAAGATAAATTGACAAAAAGGGAACAAGTTTTTGAATATATTAAATTACAATCTGTTACAAATTATGAAATTGCAGATGAACTTAAAATGCCATTGTCTAGTGTATGTGCAAGAGTAAGGGAACTTCAGCTTACAGGCCATGTAGAAGACAGTGGAATTAGACGAGAAACACCATTTGGGAAGACAGCAATCGTATGGCAAAAAAAAGACCAAATAAGTTAGAACGAGAGTATATGGCCAAAGTTGCTAATTATGGCTGTGTAGCTTGTGAGTTAGATGGTTTACTTAGCCCAGCAGAGATACATCATGTCAGAAAGCATACAGGAATGGGTCTCAGACCCTCGCATTTTGACATTTTGCCATTATGCAGTGTCCACCATAGGACAGGTAAAATATCTGTTCATTTGGGCAAAGAGGCCTTTGTAGCTAAGTATGGAACAGAGGAATATTTAATGAAATTAGTAAAGGAGAGAATAGAACAATGGAACAGAATAGCGGATATTTTTTAGTATGGAGAAAGATTTGGAAATCGCCTGTATTTAAGAATCTTAAACAATGTGCAATTTGGATTTATATGATTAGTCAGGCAACTCACAAGGATAAAACTTTAAGCTTCTTAGACAATAAGATATTTGTAAAAAAAGCAGAACTTATATTTCCTTTGAGAAAGAATGCAGAAATATGGGGTATTACATATTCAGAGATGAGAACTTTCATCAAGAGGTTGCAAAATAGGAAGATGATTAACGTCAGAACGCACCACCTTTTGCCCACCTCTAACCACCCTTCACGAAAAGTTAGCATAATTGAGTGCTTAAATTATGACAAATATCAGTACCTAGAACCAGAGCAACCACCTACAGACCACCTATCGCGCAATACTAATACACTATATACTAAAGAATCTATTAGTATAGCGTCAACCAAAGATGTGAATGATGGGTATAAGTCAATTGGTTCTTGGGGAGACTATAACATCTTAGAAAAAGACGGAAAACAGTATCTGAAGCATAAGTATAAAAACGAACCTATGAAGGAATATCAATGATTGGGATATTGCGGATTTTTAAATATGTTAGAAAAAGATTGATAAAGTTATCATTAGAAAATAAAATGCTGAAACTTCAGTTAGAATATTATAAAGCTATAGTTGAATCAGATTTTAATAAGAAACATTGATGGTAAGAAAAAAGTCAAAATTTAGACATATTTCAATTGGTAAGAAAAAATATTACTTCTATGAGATCAAGTGGTTAGACATCTTGGGAGACTCAGGTCATGCTACAGAAGCAGAGTTTAACCTAATGAAACCAGCCCAGATGACAACTAATGCTTATGTGTTTAAGAAAGATAAATTTAATATTTGGACATTTTCTAGTTACGATGAAGAAAACTTTAGTGATAGAAATGTCTTTCCAATTGGTTGCATTAAGGAGATGAAAAAGATAGAAATATAACATTATGAAAAACGACAATATTAAGGCAAATAAAACTAAGGTAGTTGGCAGACCTAAAAAAGAATTAGATGTAGATGTTATTGCAAAACTTAGTCAGATAGGCTGTACTCAGGAAGAAATAGGAAGTGTTGTAGGAATTTCTGCTAGAACTTTACAAAGACGATATGCCGATTTAGTTGCAGAAAACAAAAACAAAGGCAAAGCTTCATTAAGAAAGAAAATGTGGGAGAAAGCTTTAAAAGGTAACGAGAAGCTTCTGATCTGGCTATCTAAGAACGAGTTAAATATGCGTGATAAGATTGAGACTCAAAATATCATAGAGCCATTACCATTAATTATTGATGCTAAAGCTGAAGAAGTAAATGGCTAAACAGAAGTTTACTCATTTTGTACCTAGACCTAAACCACGAAAAAGGCCACGAAGACACAAGAAAACATTATCAAAAAGTGAGAAGCGAGATTACAAACCATACAATAGACAAGGACGAGCATGAAACGAGGAAATTTCTATCCTGATGGAACATTTATTCCATACCAAATGCCACAAGATTTTAGAAAGTCAGTAGGAAAAGAAGCTTGTGGGAACTGCGGAATGTTTAGTGAACGAAGATCATTTTGCGGTATATTTCAAACAGTAGGGGTTAAAGATAACTTTGTATGCGGAAAATGGAGACAAAGACACTTCAAAAGATAACAGAAGAACTAAATCGTCTTGCTAATCTCTACAATAAAACGCATGACAAAAAATACAAAGATGAATGGTATAAAATACTCGATAAATTAAATCATCTGTGATATTTATGCCTCATGGCAAAGTACAAAGGTAGAACAGTTAAACTCAACAAACCTATGCGTGGAGACGTAAAGAAGTTTAAGGTTTTTGTAAGAGATAGATCAACAGGCAGAGTTAAGAAGGTAAATTTTGGTAGCAAAACAATGACTATCAAAAAGAATATACCAGCTAGGCAACGTAGCTTCTTTGCTAGATTTCGTCCTATCTTGGCTAAAGTAAAAGGCCAGAAGAATCTAAGCCCAGCATATTGGGCAATCCAATCTTGGAAAAAAGGGTTTAAGCTATGATTGATAAATTATTTTATAAGTTCTTTGGTCTATTAGATAAGTTTGGAGAATTAGTAGATAAGATATTCTTTCCAAAAAGGAAAAAGAAATAATTTATGGGTAGGACAATGAACTATTATTTTACAGGTATATTGATATTAGGATTTGTACTACTTGCATTTTGTGTGAGGCCAATGTGAATAATAAACCATTAAACATTTCAGACGAGGCTAAAGTTTCAATGCCTATGAAGACAGTTGCTAGTCTAATCGTCATCGTAGCACTTGGCACAATGGGTTATTTTCAAATATTAGAAAGATTAAATATTGCAGATACCAGACTACAACTTATGGAAAAGGATTTACAAGAGAACACAGAATTTAGAATCAAATGGCCTAGAGGACAATTAGGTTCATTACCAGCAGATTCAGAGCAGTTCATGATGATTGAAGATTTGTACAAGACCAGCGAAAAGCTACAGGCTCATATTGAATCAATGGCTTTGAACAAAGTAAATATCGAGTTTTTGAGAAAGCAAATGGATAAGGTTTTAACAGATATTGAAAAACTGAAAGACGCAAACAGAGAAATTAAATATACAAATGGCAACTAATAAACTTAGACTATTTATCAATAAATTTTCACTATCTTGGATAGCTTGTATGCTTTGTATGGTTAGAGGGGATTTATCAGTATTAAATTTTAAGCACGTTGTTGTAGCTTCTAAGACAGGAACACTTACAGGGTTCATAGTAGTTTTAATGTCATTAGTACCTTTTGAGTTTAAATACAAATTCCCAGCATTTATGTTTATTGGTTGTTTTATTGGAGACTTAATAGTTCACGATACTCATTATGGATATTGGTGGACAGAAGCATTCATTACAGCATCTGTTGCAACTACTTTAAGTTTCTTGGTTATGCACACTAAAGCTGGTAAAAAGATAGAGGAGTTTTTTAAATGATTGAAACAGTAGTAGCACTTTTAATGATAGTTAATAATGAAATTAAGGAACATAGAATACAGCCTGAAGGAATGGCTCAATGTTTACGAGGCAAGAGAACTGCGGAAAGAACATATCAAGAAAACGTACAATATTCATGTATAAAAACACAGGCAGAACTAGAGAAAAATATTGATGGAAGTTTATCTATTAAAAAGATAATACTATCAGAATGAAGTTTACATTAGCATTCACACTTTGCTCTGCACTTACAGGTCTATGCAATACCACAATGATACACCCAGATAAGTTTGATACTTGGACAGATTGTGTTAAAGGTGGTGCTAATGAGATAATAAGAATATCAGAAAAATTCGAAGATAAATTCAACAAACAAAGATTAGTATTAAGTTATTTCTGTAATGAAAATCACACTAACGAAACCACAACTGAAAGTAAGCCAGAGCAAAGCAAGGTTCAGAGTTCTTATATCAGGTAGAAGATTCGGTAAAACATATTTAGCGGTTACAGAGATGATGAAATACGCATCTCAGCCTAATCGTAAAATCTGGTATGTAGCACCTACATTTAAGATGGCCAAAGAGATTGTTTGGGGAACTCTTAAAGAAATGCTTAATCTATTTAATTGGATTGAGGATATTAACGAAACCACAATGACAATCACAATCAGAAAAACTAATAGTACAATATCTTTAAAAGGGGCTGATAATTATGATTCACTTAGGGGTACAGGACTAGACTTTTTAATATTAGATGAATTTGCAGATATAGATAAACGTACTTGGTTTGAAGTATTAAGAGCATCAATAGCAGATAGACTTGGCCATGTGCTTATGTGCGGAACACCAAAAGGTTATGGTAATTGGTCTTATGAAATGTATCTTAAAGGAAAACAAGATGATGATTGGGAGTCTTTTCAATACACCACAATACAAGGTGGTATGGTTACAAAAGAAGAAATAGAACAAGCAAAACAAGACATAGATATTAGAACATTTAGACAAGAGTTTGAAGGTACATTTGAAAACTATGCTGGTGCTGTTTATTATAATTTCCACCCTGTAGACAATGTAGTTAAGAAAGATATTGATTGGTCTAAACCTTTGCATATTGGAATGGACTTTAACGTAGACCCAATGAGTGCTTGTGTTGGTCAAATAGAAAAAGATAAAGTTTACTTTGTAGATGAAGTAATAATTTATGGCTCTAATACTGATGAAATGGTGCAAGAGATTAGAGATAGATATGGAACAAAGATGCAAATATTTATTTACCCAGACCCAGCTTCTAAACAACGTAAGACTTCTGCTGGTGGAAGAACTGATTTATCAATACTTCAGAATGCTGGTTTTAAAGTTAAAGTAAAACATAAACACCCAGCTATAAGAGATCGAGTCAATGCAGTGAACAGTAGACTCAAAGACTCTAATGGAGAAAGACATATTTTCGTATCTCAATCTTGCAAAACACTGATAAAAGGTTTACAAAGGCAGATATACAAGGAGAATACAAATATTCCTGATAAGGAAGATGGATTCGATCATATGAACGATGCACTTGGTTACATGATTGATTATTTAAAACCATTAACTACTCAGGCTAATTTTTCTCCACCAACAAGATGGACTATTAAATAGAATATGGCATATACTCGACAACAAGCTTTCGAAACCCACAAAGACTTTCAGGAATCAGTAAATAATTGGGAGTATTACATCAGATCATACAATGGTGGTTATGATTATATGATAGGCCAATATCTAAACAGATATAATTTAGAATTAGATAACGAGTTCAATCAAAGACTAGCAAACACACCATGCGATAACCACTGCAAAAACATTATTCAAATTTATTCATCGTATTTATTCAGAGTAAAAGCTTCAAGAGATTTTGGTGCTATGGCTGATGAACCTAGTTTAGAAGCATTCTTAAAAGATGCTGATTTAGATGGAAACAATTTTAATACAGTTATGAAACAGGCACAGAACTATGCTTCTATTTATGGCCATTGTTTTATGATTTTAGATAAACCAAATGTAACAACAAACACAAGAGCAGAAGAACTAGATCAAGAGATCAGACCTTATGTTTCAATTGTAACACCAGAGAACGTATTTGATTGGAACTTCAAAAGAGAACTTAATGGTAAGTATACTTTGGACTACTTAAAAATCAGAGAAGAAGTAGACAGAGAAGGGGGTACTTACTTTAGAATGTGGTATTTAGATAGAGTTGATACTATTTATTTAAAAGATGATAGATCAGAACCAACTTTGATAGATACTGCCGAAAATAAGATTGGCAAAATACCAGCAGTTATTTTATACAATGCAAAATCGCACAAACGAGGCATTGGCCAATCTGACTTAGTTGATATTGCAGATTTACAAAAAGCTATCTACAACGAGTATTCAGAAATCGAACAATTGATTAGATTAACAAACCACCCATCATTAGTTAAAACTGCTGGAGTAAATGCTAGTGCTGGTGCTGGTGCAGTTATAGAAATGCCTGAAGAACTAGAACCAAATTTAAAACCTTATTTGCTTCAACCATCAGGTCAAAACCTACAAGCAATCATGGAGTCTATTAATACAAAGGTCGAGTCAATTAATAGAATTGCACACACAGGGGCTATCAGAACTACAAAACAACAAGTATCTTCAGGGGTAGCTTTACAAACAGAATTTGAATTACTTAATGCAAGACTATCAGAGAAAGCAGACAATCTACAAATAGCTGAAGAACAACTATTTAGACTATATGCAATATTTCAAGATGCTACATTTGATGGGGAGATTAGTTACCCAGATAGTTTTAACATAAGAGATTATGCGGCTGATCTTGTTTACTATCAACAAGCAAAAGCACTTAACATTGGTTCTCCTACATTTACTAAAGAAGTAGATAAAGAAATAGCTAGAGCAGTAGTAGATGATGATGAGAAGCTAAACGATATATTTGATGAGATAGACTCACAAGCAGAAGTAGGTCAGTTCACACAGGACGAAGTACAACAAGAAACAGTAGCTGAAGAACAGATATAAAATTAAGAAACTTTTTTAATATTTTTAATTCTATATAAACCCTCTGACAACCAACCTTTTTTTCTTTCTTCGTTATAAATTACTGAATTAGGTGTTTCTCCATTTTCTTCGTATTGAAAAGTAAAGTCAGATATAAATTCAACAGTTGAATAACCATTTTTTTTAAGATGCTTATTCACATAATCTTGACATTTTTGCAAATCTTCATCTTTAGCATTTCTCATAGTTTTATAAACTGAACCATCAGGAAAAAGTATAGTTATTGCAAAAATACTTTGCACTCCAAAACCACAATATCTTAAATCGTTAGCACTTAATTGAATTTCAACTAAAACATCTTTTCTTTTAGGAATCCAATTATCCTCAACTTTATTACCTAATTTTGCATCAGGTCTTAACTCAAAATTATTGATTAAATCATTTCCAGATAATTTATATTTTCTGATTTGTTCCATTTTTCTCTCCTTTTTTTTATATATAAATATTAGTAAAAATTGATATAAAGGTCAAATAAAAATAAAACCTGTAATTGCTTAATTTTAGGCAGAACAAAATAAGAACAAATGGCAGATATTGTAAAAGACCTAACAGCATACCGAATCAAAGGAATAGAGAAAGCTGAGATAGAATATTATCAAGCATTGACCAGAACACTAGATAGAATAGAAGATCAAATCATAGCATTAGCTGATAGAGATTTACCCAGACAAGCTGGTAAACTTATTGAACTTCAAAGTGCTGTAGCAATCAGGCCTAAGATAAAAGCTATTTTGGATAAGGAGTATTTACCATTTGCAGATAGGGTAGTTAGAAAAGGATTTGGAGAACAAGCTAAAAGAATAGAAAGACAGTTTAAAACAATTGGCCTGATACCACCTGAGTTTCAAGAATTGACTAAAGGGGATTTAGCATTGGTGAAAAATTTAAAACAACAATATTACACACAATTCAAAGACGTTTCAAACAACTTTACCAGAATACTATCAGATAAAGTTTATCAAAATACATTGGTTGGTAATAGCTTTGTAGAACTAGAAGATGAACTAAGACAATCTATTAATGGTATTTATTCAACATCAAGAGACCCAGCAGTAAATAGATTAGTAAACTACGTCAAAGCTAATAGAGATAATCCAGCACTTAAAAGACGAGTAGAACTAGCAATACAACAACTACAAACTAAATATGCTAGTACCAGAACAGGGGAGAACATGAAGCGATATGCTGGTCAGATATTAAATGATTCTTTGCGAGACTTTGATGCAACACTTAATTTTAATAAAGCTAATGATGCTGGACTTACTTATGTAAAATACTATGGCGATGTAATTCCAACAACAAGGGATTTATGCAGAAGAATGGTTAATGGAGATTTGAATAAACGAAAATCAGGTTTATTTACAATAGATGAAATCAAAGAGATTTGGGCTAACAGAAGTTGGTCAGGTAAGAAGTCAGGAAACCCATTAGTTGTTAGGGGTGGTTACAATTGCAGACATCAATTTAGTTATGTTAATCCTGATTGGTATGAGGAAGATGGAGATGAAGCAGAAAAACTTATAGAAGCAAAACAAGATACAAAACCAACAACTTCAATATTTGGAGATACTTCTCCTGAAGATAAAAAATACTTACCTTTAGCTTTTGGTACTGTTGCAACTAATTTTACTCGAATGATTAGTAAAATGCCGCAAACACCAAAATTAAACAAAGGTGGTGGTGCATTTTATAGACCATCAGATAATTCAATTACACTTTCAGATTTTGATATAGAAAATAGCTTACCAGCTTTAAGAACATTTGCACATGAGTTTGGACATAAGATTGATCATGATATTGCAAGACTATTATTAGCAGATAGAAAATTAGCAGAAAAATTTATTCCAAATGCAAATAAGGAAATATTAGGAACAAAACTTATCGATGATGTTTTAGATAATTCAATAGATAAAAGATACATACAAATAAGCAATATAGCACAACAAGAAATTATGGCAGATAGGAAAATTTTAAAAGATAATTTAAAAAAAGCATTACCAGCCTACATCGATGAAGAAGTAAATCTGTTAAAGAAAAGATCAAAATTATCAACCTTATCAGAAAAAGTTGCGGTGCAGACAAAATATGTAGAAGATATTATAAATTCAAAAGAATTTCCTTTAGAATTAGATGAAGTAAAAGCATTATTAGCAGAAAAAAATATTACTTATGACCCTTTTGAACAAACTACTTTAGATTTTGTTTTTGGTATAAAACACAAAGTTTTATTTTCAAGATATGGAAAAAGCAAAGAATATACATTAGCAGATGGAACAAAAAGAAAAATTGGTGTCCAACAATTCATAACACAGACAAGATCATTTCAAGGTAAGTTTGCAGATTATTTAGGTTCTATAACAGATGTTGCTATAGGTTATGGTCATAGACAATCATATTACAAAAATTATTTTAATACAAAGACATCTGCAAGGGGTTATGGGGTTGTTAATTATTTACACTCAACAGAAGCATTTGCACAATATACAGCATTATCTAACACAAAAAATAAAGAAGCTTACATAAAATTAATGAATTATTTTGCACCAAACACAACTAAAATTTTTGATGAAATAATGGAGAGGAGTAAATTACTATAATGGATTTAGAAGAAGTATTATTTAAATATATAGAAAAATATGGCGAAGACTATGATATTGATACTGTGCTTTTAACAGATGAAAAAAAAATTGAATTAAGTGCTATTTTAAAAGAATCAATAGAAGCAAATAAACCAATCACATCAAAGCAATTAAACGATTTTCTTGGATATGACCCCAATGACCCAGACATATTGATTTAATTAAAAAATATTGATATAGCACAGTAATTAACAAACAGGAGTCATATGTCAGACGAAAACAAGGTTGTTGAACCGCAAAATCAACAAGAAGAAACTGCTACACCAGAAACAGCAGAACCAACAAAAGCCAAAGAAATGGTTTTTACACAAGAACAATTAGACAACATCATCAAATCAAGACTAGATGCAGAACAAAAGAAGCATCAAAGAATGTTAGATGATATGAAGAAACAGGAAGAAGATGCTTTAAAAGAAAAGCAAATTCAGGAAACAAAATCAAAACAAGAACTTGAAAAGCTAATGCAAGATAGACTTGCAGAGAAAGATCAAGAATTGAATAGATATAAAACCCAGATCAAAAAAGAAAAGGTAGATAATTCTATTCTTTCAGTTGCTTCACAGAACAAAGCTGTAAGCCCACAGCAAGTTGTTGCTTTGTTAAAAGACGAGGTTAAGTACAATGACGATGGTCGTATAGAAGTAGTTGATAATAATTCTAATGTACGATATAACCCTAAAGGCGAACTTTTAACAATTGAAGAAAGAGTTAAGGAGTTCTTAGAGGCTAACCCACATTTCCGTCAAGGGTCTTTGTCTGGTCAAGGAAGCCAGAGTAGCATCGGTGGTAATACTGTAAAACCCCTAAAGATACAGGACTTGGATTTATCAAACCCAGAAGATCGTAAGACTTATGCGGAATATCGTAAGAAGCGAGATTCAGGTGCGATAGAAATTAACTTAAACAAATAACTTAATAGGTAATAAAAATGGCAAACGAAAGTACAAGTTCTACGCTATCGGAACTATACACAGAGATAGTAGCAGAAGCTCAATTCGTTGCTCAAGAACAATCTATCATGAGAAATCTTGTAAGAAATTACACGATTGCTGGTGGTGGTAAAGCTGTAGAAGTTCCGATTTATTCGGCTGTATCTGCGGCGGCAGTTTCAGAAGCAACTGATTTGTCTAATACTGCAATCAATCCTACTTCAGTAACAATTACTGCGGCTGAAGTTGGTGTTATGACAACTCTTACTGATCTAGCAAGAAACTCAGCACCCAGAAATGTAGCGGCTGATATTGGTAGATTATTTGGAGAAGCTGTAGCTAAGAAACAAGATGCAGATTTAACTGCATTATTTGATGGTTTCTCAACTGCGGTTGGAGATGGTACTGCGGCTATCAGTGCGGCGGCGATCTTCAATGCGGCTTCTACATTAAGAGGAAACGCATTAAATCTTAACGATTGTGCAGTAGTGTTACACCCTAAGATTGCTTACGATTTAAAAGCAAACTTAACTAACACTTTTGCTAATCCGAATGGTGGCGACCTACAAAATGAAGCTATGAGATCAGGCTTTGTTGGTTCACTTGCTGGTCTAAGAATATTTGAAACTTCAAATATCTCTAACACAGGTAATGCTGGAGACTACAAAGGTGGTGCTATGCACAGAGACGCATTAGCATTAGCTGAAATGCAAGGTCTAAAAATCGAAACTCAAAGAGATGCTTCTCTAAGAGCAGACGAGATTGTAGCTACTGCTGTATACGGAGTTGGAGAAATCCATGACTCTTATGGAGTAGAACTACACCACGATTCATCTATCCAATAGTAGATACTTTGTGTGGGCTAGAAATAGCCCACGCATCTAATAGGAGAAATTATGATTAAAATAAAACAAGAGAATCCAAACATAGTTACACTTGTAAAAGGTAACAAAAAAATTCAAAGACCATACACAGATTATAAATCAAATAAAAGAATGTGGGAAATAAGAGGTTTTAAACCTGAAGAAGATGTTGTAAAAGAAGATAAAGTTGTAGAACTAAAACCAAAAAAAAGAAAAACGAGGAAGAAAAAAGATGAACCAATGGATTTGGAAACAGATTAGAAAAAAAAGCAAATGGGTTTGGGTAAAGTCTAAAAATAACCCTATGTATTCTATCCCTGTTATTTTAATTATTGCTTATCTAATTTGGAGTAATTAATGGCTAATTATACAGGTGCTGACGTTATTGTTGCTGGAGATGTAACTAAATATCAACCAGATGCGTTTGGTTTTGGTATAGCGGCTGGAGATACAGAAGCAGTTAATTTCTTTGCACAAACTACTAATGATATTCTTAGACAATTAAGAGTGGAGTGGTGGCCTGTATACAAGCAAAACGTATTTACAGATATTACAGTTTTAAACACTGCTGAGATGGTTAATACAAAAGTAAACTTAGATCAGTTCGAGAGGGCTGGAGTTTATCTATTTTTGGGCAGATTCCTTTTACCAGCATTAACTAAGTTTAGACCTGAAACAGAGAAAGACAGATTTGAAAGAATGGCAGAATATTATATGAGCCAATACAATATCGAATGGAGAATGATATTAGAAGATGGTGTTGAATATGATACTGATGCTGATGGAACTATTGTTACAAACGAGAGAGAACCATTACACGGATTTAGAAGATTGACTAGATAATGGCTGTCGATCTTAATGTAAAATCTAATTCAAAACAGGTATCTAAAAATATTAAAAAATTTCAATCTGTTCTAACAAGAGCAATTGATAAAGGTGTAAAACAAGCTGGATTTCAATTAATAGATATTATCAGAACTAACACCAAAAAAGGTATTGATAAAAATTATGCACCTTTTGCACCTTATACAAGAGGATATATAAAAAGATTAGAAAGAGAAGGTAAACCAACAGCAGTAGATTTATTCTATTCTGGTAGAATGTTGGGTAGTTTAACAAGCAAGAAAACAGGCAAATTCAAAGCTACACTTGGTTTCACTAATGCAGAAATGAGACAGAGAGCATTATTTAATCAGGTTATGATGGGAAGCAATAATAGAGTATTTTTTGGCTTTAATGATAGAACAGAAAATATTATAAACAAACAATTTAATAAATTTGTAGAAAAAGAATTAAGGAAGTTCAGGGTATGAGTGTAAGAGAAAACATAGCTAGTAATTTATTATCAGTAATATCTGCTATTAGTAGCCCAGCAGTTAAGAAAGCTACAAGACAACCATTTATTTTAGATGAATTATCAGAGCAACAATATCCAGCAGTAATAGTGCAAACATCAGAAGAAAACAGAGATGATAGTGAACTTGGAAGTGGTGCGAAAAGAAGACATGGTACGATAGATTTTGTAATACTTGGTTTTGTTAAAGGTGCAGAAGCTAATATAGATACTAAAAGAAACGAACTAATAACAGCTATTGAAACTGCAATAGAAACTGATATTACTCGAAATGGTAACGCACTTGATTCAGAAGTTATACAAGTAGAAACTGATGAAGGTTCTTTATTTCCTGTTGGTGGGATAAGAATGACTATCAGGTGTATGTACGAATATGAAGCTGGAACACCATAGGATAAATTATGAGTCAGAAAATAATTAATAAAATAGAAAAGAAAATAGATCAGATCGAAAAGATGCACGATAAAGAATCTATACTTTGTGAAGAAGTCAAAGATTTATTAGCTGAACTTTCAGACAATCAAGAAGATCATGATTGGGAAGATGAAATAGATGATGAAGAATTTGATGAAGATATTGACGAAGAAGAAGATAAATAGTAAAAGACGTTATGGCTAAAGATATTAAATTATATAAAGATGGGCATGAAATGATTATCAATGAAACTCAACTTGATAATTTTTTAGCACTTGGCTGGAAGCAAGAAGAAAATAAATCTAAACCAAAAAAGGATAAAGGCAAATGGCAACACATCACGGAAAAGAAGGAGTAGTAACTGCTGGTGGAACTGCAATTGGAGAATTGACAGGTTTCACTATTGAAACTACAGGAGATGTTGTAGAAGATACTCAATTATCAGATGCAACAAAATCATTTGTAGCTGGTAGAACTTCGTTCTCTGGTACATTAGAAATGCACTATGACGAAACTGATGCACCACAAGAAACTTTAACTGCTGGGTCTTCAATCTCTTTCATATTATTACCAGAGGGTAATACTACAGGAGATCAAAGTTTCACAGGAACAGGACTTGTAACAGGAATGTCTATCAATAATGCTATGGACGGAATTGTATCAAGATCAGTTACTTTTCAAGGCACAGGGGCTTTAACTAAAGGTACTGTATAATATAATTTATGTCAGTAATAGACCGAGTTAAATCTCATTTTGAAAGTCTACAAACTATAACTATTGAAGTTGAAGAATGGAAAGATGAACATGGAAATCCATCTGTGTTTTATTCTGAGCCTTTAACACTTGAAGAAAAAAATATTATCTTCAAGAAATCAAGCAACTTTTCTGATCTAACTGTATTAGTGGATTTACTAATAATGAAGCTATTGGTTAAAGATGATAAAGGACAACTGCAAAAAGCATTTAAACCTGAAGACAAATTTGCACTTAGAAAAAAAGCTGACTCTAATGTCGTAGCTACAATTGCAAATAAAATTCTTTTAGACACATCATACGAAGAAGCTGAAAAAAAGTAGATAGCGACACTGATATTCAAACCCTATTGGTTGTCGCAGATAGATTGAAGATTACAATTCAAGAGGTATTGGATATGCCTATGAGCCATTACAATCTTTGGATAGCTTACTTGAAAAAAGAACAAGATAAGTATAATAATGAAAAGAAATTAGCTGAAGCAAGAAAGTTTAAAACATAATGGCCAACCAGAAACTTAATATTGATATAGTAGCACGAGATCGAACCAAACAGGCTCTTAGTGGTGTTCAAGGTGCATTAGGAAGATTAAAAAGATCAGTATTTAGTTTGCAAAGTGCATTTGTTGGTTTAGGTGCTGGATTAGTTGTTAGAAATCTAGTTAGCACAGGAAAAGAATTAGAAAATTTAAGAGTTAGATTAAAATTCCTACTTAAAGATACAAATGAGGGTACTAAAGCTTTTGACAATATGGTCAAATTTGCATCTAAAGTTCCTTTTTCTTTACAAGAAATACAAGCTGGTTCAGGTATTTTAGCAACTGTTACAGATAATGCAGATGATCTTCAAAAGATGTTGGAGATTACAGGTAATGTAGCGGCTACAACAGGTTTAGATTTTAGAACTGCGGCAGAACAAATACAAAGATCATTTAGTGCTGGTATTGGTGCGGCAGATTTATTTAGAGAAAAAGGTGTTAGAAATATGCTTGGCTTTAAAGCTGGTGCAACAGTTTCTATTGAGGAAACAGTAGCGGCTTTTGAAAGAGTATTTGGTAAAGATGGTAGGTTTGGAAAAGCTACTGATGAACTAGCTCAAACATTTGAGGGAACTCTCTCAATGATTGGAGATAAAATATTTAACTTTAAAAAAGTTTTATTAGAAGCTGGTTTCTTTGAAGAACTTAAAACTCAATTTGGAGAATTAGATAAATTTCTAGCAAATAATGCTGAACAAATAGACAAAATAGCTGTATCACTTGGTCAAAATCTTGCGAAAGCATTAATAGGTATAGTTGATATTGGACAGAAATTAGTACCATTTTTTGAAAAAGTTTTAGGATTTTTAAAAAGTGTTAAAGATGGTTTTTTTGCATTACCAGAAGTTATACAAAGTATAGGTCTTATTGGTGCAGTGCTATTAGGTAAAAAAGGTTTTGTTGGTCTAGCACTTATTACTGCGGCAATAGATAAAGCTAATGAATTTGGAGAAAAATTTGGAGATAAAGGTATCAAAGTTAAAATTGAACCTTTTGAACACGAATTATCTGGTAATCAACAAATAGCAGAAAGAAATAAATTAATAAGAGAAACAGCTCAATTAATAGAACAAGCTAGAGCAAAAGAAAATGAATTAAGAGAAGAATTTTTAAGAACACAACAACCAATACATGACATAGTTCACGATATGTCTTTAATTCCTGAATCAGTTAAAGAAGCAAGAGAGGAATTTTTAAAAACTCAACAACCTATTCAAGATATTATCCATGATATGTCTATTGAGATGCCTTCTGCATTTCAAAAAGCAAAAGAAGAAGCATTTGGTGGATTTAAAGAAGGTTTAACTTCAGCACTTGATGTTTCTACATTTGAAAGATTTAAAGAAGCTGGTCAAAAATCTTTAAGATCATTACAATCAAGTATTACTGATTTTATAATGACAGGAAAATTAAGTTTCAAAACTTTAAAAGAAGCTATTATTAGATCAATAGTAGAAGCTATGGTTGGGTCAGTAGTTCAAGCGGCAATTAAAAAAGGAACAGCATTATTTAAATTTGAAGCTATAAGAGAGGGTTTAATATCTGCATATAAAGCTGGTGCAAAAGCTTTAGCATCAATTCCTTTTCCATTAAATATAGCAGCGGCTGGTTTAGTTGTTGGTGCTGGTTTAAAATTTGTAGATAAGATAAAAGGATTTCAAAAAGGTGGTGCAGTTAGAAAAGGCCAACCAATTTTAGTTGGGGAACAAGGTGCAGAAATGTTTGTACCAAACTCAACAGGCCAAATAACTCAATCTGCTAGAGGCACAGGCGGAGAAGCTGTAACTGTAAACTTTAATATTAATGCTGTTGATGCTTCTGGTTTTGAAGAACTACTTGTAAGATCAAGAGGAACAATAACACAATTAATTAACAGTGCTGTTAATGAAAGAGGTAGAGAGGCTTTAATTTAATGTCAGGTGCTTTTCCAATATCTACTGCAAGTTTTCAAACAATGAATTTTAGATCAATTCAAAATACAATTATTTCTAAATCACAATCAGGAAAAAAATTAGCAAGACAAGTTGATGGTCAAAGATTTGGATTTACTGCAAAAATTATTACTGCAAAAAGAGATGAAGTTTATGGTGCTTTGATGGCATTTATTATTAAACAAAGATCAGGAAAAGAAAATTTTACTATCATTCCACCAGAACTAAAAAATGCTAAAGGGCATGAAAACGGAACAGTTTTAGTAAATGGTGTTCACGCAGTTGGAGATACAACGATTGCTATGGACGGATTTGCACATGATGGAACGCAAAGATTTAAAGCGGGAGATATGATTAAATTTGCAAGTCATTCTAAAGTTTATATGATAGTTGAAGACGTAACTGCTTCTTCTAATGCCGCAACAGTAACTATAGAGCCACCTTTAACAACTGCTTTAACAGATAATTCAACAGTAACTTATGATAATGTTCCATTTACAGTACATCTTACAAATGATGTTCAAGAGTTTGGTGCTGTAACAAGTTCACAAGATGGTAATTTATTATATCAATTTGAGTTAGATGTTGAAGAAGCTCTTTAATGAAAAAATATAAAATTACACATAAAATTACTGCTGATTTTATTGCTGAAGTAATTGTCAATGAAGATGAAATTGATACTGAAATCAACGATCTCAAAGAATATAAGAAACCTAATAGCAAATTTGAATATACTATGTTAAAAGGTACAGAAACTGTAACCCAAACAAACTACGAATTATATGACGAGAAGCCTGACAACAGCAGTAAAGACGGAACTAGCAACAAATGATATACGACCAATACATCTTATCACTATTGGTTTCTCTAGTGCTGTTAATATCACTGATTGCTCTTTTCCGCTAACTTCTTCAGTATCAGGCTCTAGTGTTACTTATAATGCTAGTGATTTCATTATGGGTATATCTGACTTTTCTGAACAAACTGAGTTAAGTAAATCAAGTCTAAGTTTAGCTTTATCTGGTGCAGATCAAACCTTTATATCAACTGTATTAAATGAAAATGTAATTAACGATAGTGTTGATATTTATAGAGGATTTTTAAACGATTCTAATGCTCTAATTGCTGACCCTTTTTTAATATACAAAGGAAAGATAGAGGGATTTTCTATATCAGAAAATGATACTGCTAGTACAGTTACATTGAATGTAGTTTCACATTGGGCTGACTTTGAAAAAAAGAATGGACGTAAAACTAATAACATATCACAACAAAGATTTTTTAGTACAGATGTGGGAATGAATTTTAGTTCAGAAACTGTTTTAGATATAAAATGGGGTAGAGAATAATGGGTTTTATAAGTAAAACATTTAAAAAAGTAACTAAACCTTTTAAAAAAGCTGTTAATGTTGTTGGCAAAATATTCTCAAAAGCAATATCTTGGTTAATCCCTACACCTGATATTCCTGATTTTGGTACAGGAGAATTTGATGATTTTGAAAAAGGTATTTTATTAAATAAACAATCTAAT